CCATCTTGTACACAAAATTATCAATCGACATATCACCACCTTTAGGAGAGTGATACAAATTTGAATAACCACGTTCAATAATTGAATTAATAACGTCCCATCCAATATTTGCATTTTCAATTACTAATAATGCTGAATTATATTCAATAGCGGCTGTAATTAAATTATTTGCAAATTCACGAGTACCAATTTTAGATTTAAATTCAGCTACTTGTTTATATGCTTTAGTTGCTATAATATGAAATGTTGAATAATCACTTCCGTCACCACGAGCAACGTCAGCACATACAACATATGTTTCAGACGGATCTGGATATTCCCAAATCCAATAATCACCACCCATACCACGTCTTTCAACAGGATCCATAATGTGATTCTGCTCATAGTATTCTAGAATATCGTTTGTTACAACGTTATTACCAGAAGCTAAAAAGTCACATTCATATTCTTGGGCAATTTCTTGAGTGCCCATATTTGCCTTTTCATTCTCGAACCATTGAGCATCACGTTCAGGATGTACATCCCAAGGTAATTTGATTGGTAAAAATGAATTTTCGTTATTGATAGCACCAACCCAAGTTTTATGGAACCAGTTACCAATACCATTTGGAGATGATAATGCTATGCATCCACCACCAGATGAAATTGTAGGTTTAATTGCGGTATAGATCCGATCAATCCCGTCAATAAATGCAGCCTCATCAATTAGTAGTAACGATACAGCGTATGAACGACCAGCATCGGAAGCAGCTGATGATGCAACGATTTGGGATCCATTAGATAATTTTAATGATAATTTGTTATTTGAATCGGGTTTTTCTTTACCTTTAAGCCAAGCTGGTAATTGTTGGTACATAAATTGTACCTTATCTACCATGTTTACAGCTGTTGATTGCTTAGTTGCAATACATAATACTGTTTTATCTTTATGAAACAACATTGTCCATAATGAAAAACCAGCAGCTAACGTTGATATACCTAATTGACGTGATTTATTAATGATTGTATAATCATTCTTTAACCATAACTTCAATACTTGCTCTTGAAATGGGTATAGATTAAAATTTACACGTCCCCTAGTTGGGTGTTGTACCATACAGTACTTACGCATAAAGTGGATAGGATCTGTTAAACATTTAACATACTCCTGCCGCATTATATCCTTTATACTTTGTTCGCTCATTTAATCCAGTTTTCTAATGCTTTTAAATATCCATCACCCATATGGTCTTTGACAGTTTTGCCTGAAAATAATGCTTTAAGATATAACCAAAGTGATCTTAATGATGATTCTTTTTTTAATATATTACCATCTGTATCTAATCTTACTTGGTAGTTTACGTGATGAAATCTAATATATGGTACATGAGTTACTAAATCGTTTTTATGTACGATTCGTAGAGTATCTATACCACTATTATCGTAATTTTCTTTGAATACTTTATTACCAACTCTAGGACTACCAATAGTTGTTGATTTAACGTTATAATGTGGGTAATGTTTTTTAATTGAGTGTGCATACAATGTTGCTACTGCTCCACCTAAACTATGCCCACAAACTACAATATCTGTAGCTTCACCTTGTAGATTTTCTAATGCAGTATCGATTGCATCATATGTATCACCTACTACTGATTCCCAGGAACTCTTGAATCCAATATGTACTTTCTCACCTTCGTTTATAAATGGTACTTTATCAATTGAAGCATCGTTTTGAAAATCCTTCTTTGATTCGCTGCCTCTCCACACAACATATATAGTTTTATCTTTTACTGCTACAAATCCTTGTGTGTCTGATTTTTTATGTTCGATCCATTTTACTAATTCTAATCCATAATCATCCCATATGATTTGATCTTGGTTGGAATAAGCTAACACTGCTAATTTAGCGTTATATAATGCTTCGTTTCTTGTCATAATATATTTTTGTATATAAATATATAGAAAAAGAAAAGTCCGCTAAAAGCGGACTCTCTAAATAAACAAACATTATTATGAAAAATCTTATACTTCTGCTTCAGCGTCTTCAGCGCCAACGATAGCGGCAGCATCTCTAGTTTCTTTATCAGAAATTTTAGGTATACCGTATTTCTTTTTAGTGATACGGAATTTTTTAGCTAATTCTAAAGTAACTGGATCTTGTGTTTGAATTAATCCATCAGCATATTGTTGAGCAATTTCTTGTCCTAATTCATCATCGTTAGCTACCATAGATTGCATTTTATCAACATATTGTTGTTTTCCAGCAGCGTTATCAGCCTTACGATAAGCTTCACGAGCACGTTTGTAATCTAATGTTTTAGCAGCTAATGCTGCGCGATCTGCAGGAAGCATGTAATCTGGATTAGCTTGAGTAGCAGCAGTATACTCAATATCACGACCGAATTTTGAACCGCGGTCTTGAGATGGAGTAACCACACCAGTTGCTTTTTCAAATCCTGTTGACACATCTTTTTGTGAGGCACTAAACGGCAGTTCATCATATGATATTTTTTTCTTTCCAATCGCACCAATTACTAGTGGACGAATAAAAGATTGTTGTGATGCATATTGACGATCAGGATTAGCTTCGTTATGAAACTTTAAAATATCTGTAGCTGTTAATGCTTCGCCTTTATCTTTTAATACTTTAACTATATCAACTAAACTTCTAAATTCTGATTTTGATAATTTACCTTGTACACTTTCTAATTCACCACGAAAATCTGGTTTCAGTGAGTATTTTACTTCAGCAGCACGAGCCATTTCTTTAATTGATGTATTTCCAAGTGTAGCAGCTTTAACTGTTGGGTCTTTTTTTATAGCATCTATTGTTTCTTTATCACTAGGATCTACATTTATTATTTTGTCCCCTTTATTAGCATCAGCGTAATCAATAGTCATTGGTTTAGTAGCTTCACCCATGATCTCCTCACGTACTATTTTATTAATTATTTCTTTTAATTTATCTTCCATTATTTTGTTTTTTGAATAGAAATTGTCTATTATAAATATTATTATTTTTTTAACTCATTTAATATGATAGCAATTCTCTCCTCAGTACTACCTTTAATTTCAACTACACGTTTAGCAGGATATGTTTTTAAAAACCATTTAATAGATAAATCAATCTTATGCCGATATTCAGCATTAGTTTCTCTAATACCATTATCTTCAATTTCTACACCTTCTGGCGATACATAAAAGATAATATCGTATTGCTTAGCCAACAACATAGCTGCGTCAAATAATATCTCCTTTTCATTAGACTTAATCGACCTAGCTTCTTTAGTAAATGCGCAAACATCATATACTGTTCTGTCAGTTAATAGATTATCATTAAATAATTCACTCGCACGCTCAGCAATGAAAACCAACTGACCTTTAACACTAGAGTCAGTATTTAATGGGATACCTAAATCACTCAAGTATTTAGATCGTTCAACACACCCAGTATAATCCTTAAACTCATCTAATTCTAATAATGCTTTAACCAATGTAGTTTTACCTACAGACATTGTACCTGCTAAACCTATTTTCATCGTGCTAACCCTAATTTAATTGCTTTGTTGTGACTAACTTCCTTACCATTCTTTGGATTGATGTATGTTCTATGAGCAACAGGAATCCAATGATTATCTCTATGAGTATAATCAAGAATATGATTATATCCCTTAGGATAAAAACATTCTACCGATATAGGTCCGGATGGATTTTTGTCTAGGTCGTATGTCCATACATCTCTCGTACCATCTGCATGATTAAATTCACGAGTATATTTACGTTTTTGTGGTTGGATCACACCTTCAGTAATTAACGTTTCACGATTTTTGGGTCTACCCCGTCTTTCTGATTTCATAATATTAATGTTTGTTTAATATAAATATAATTAGGAAACAAATATTTTACTCTACTCCTGTTATTTGTTCTAGTATATCTCTTTGAATGAGTTTTTCAGCAACATAAATACCGTGTGCACCTGATACTGTAATTCCACGAGCTGATAATGCATCACCTACAAAGTGTACATTAGGGTAATCGTTCAATGATAAATCATGATAACGAACTAATGGTTCAGGTGATAAGTACTTAACTTCAGGAATGTACATTCCCCAATCATCACCCATTTCAGGGAATACTTGTTTCATATCTTGAATAAAATCCCAAATATATTTAAAATATCCATCAAGTGCAGGTTCAACTACATGAGCAAGTGTATCTAAACTAATTCGAGTAGCTGATACATCATTACCTTCTGATGTTGTAGATGGAGTTCTAGATGGAGAGTAATACAATCCAGTTCCGTGTTTTTGTAGGGTTTGCACTACATTTCTACTCCAAGCAAATGGATCTTCGATACCCTTAATTTCCATTAAGATACCGAAGTTGGTCATATTGTTCCGGAATTCTTCCCCCTTTTTGGCATGACCATTGTAAGTAATATCACCATAAGTTTCCTCAACGGCCACATAAGCAGCGTTATTATTAGTGCAGAAACTACGAAGAGATACGTTATCGAATTTCTGATAAAGTTTGAAATCATAGCTGATATCGATTAATTTTTGAAAATATTTTTGTGGCGCTTCAAATCGAACACCAATTTGTACTGATTTAGGTTCATTAGGTAATTCATAGTCGTCTGCTAATTTTTGTGCAAAGTCAATACCTGATTTGCCTACTGCAAATATTAATTCATCATATGATATTACTTCTAAACTATCTTTAATATCAATATATTCGGCTTTAAAATCAATAGCTGATACTTCTGCATTCCATTTAAATGTAACACCCCTATCAGTTAAATACGAATACCACGCTTTAGCAATTTCATGTAAATAATTTGAACCAATATGCCATACTGGAAATAAACGTAATCCAAAATATGGTTTGATAAAATCAGGTTCAGCAATTGGATCAGACATAAATATTTCGTCTGGTTTAGGATGAAAACGAGTAAAGTTATCTACTACTTGTTTCATTAATTCCATTGCTTTATCTTCACCACAATACTTAGCTAACTGACCACCGATTTCAGTATGATAAGTTAATTTACCATCTGACCATCCACCAGCACCTAACATACCTGTCATTACTTCTTCAGGTAAACGATTATGCGGATCATTACCTTTATCAATGATTGTGATTAATTCACCGGGATATCCATTATCCACTAATTTGGTAGCAGCGTTAATACCTGCTACCCCAGCACCTACGATTATAATTTTTTTGTCCATAATAAATTTTAAATTGCTTTTAAATATAATTAAGAAAGGCCCAATCTTTCGATTGGGCCACAGATCCATTTTTAATATTAAGTCGAACGGCTATG